GGTACTACTGCAAAAGCAATATTAGAACAACCAGATTTAGTATTAGCAGGTAATCAAATTGTTAGTACAGATTATCAATTAACAGCAAAGGTAAGTGATTTTGGTTCTTTAATTGCAGGTGCATCAATAACAGTAGATTCTGTTGCTTATACAGTTAGAGAGTTAAGAAAATTAGATGATGGTATCTTTTGTGAAATTAGTATACAGAAAACATGACTACTAAAAGAGAATCTATCATGGCAAGACTTCTTACAGTTCTTGCAAATACAACTGGGGTTAGTACACGTATTTATAGAAGTAGAACAGTACCATTAACTAGAGGTGAATCACCTGCATTAATATTAGAACCTGTTAGTGATACTGTTGAACAAAATACATCACTACCTACACTAGATCATTTTTTAACAGTAAGGGTAAGTGTAATAGTAAGGGGTGATATTCCTGACAATGTGGCAGATGCAACAGTAGAAAGTTTGCACAGTAAAATAATGGCAGATTTAACAGTTAATAATTTAGCAATAGATGTACAACCATCTGATACTTCTTTTGAATTATTAGACGCAGATCAACCAGGTGGTGTTATTGGTGTTGAATATATAGTGCGATATAGAACAGAAATAGACGATTTGACGCAATAGATGGTGTTTCTTACTAAAAACATATATTATATAAACATAGTGATTTTATGTAACAATGCCTAAGCTACACCGAAAAAGAAGCATATTAGCTAAAGCGGAATCTAGTTATGGTAGTGACCCTACACCTACTGGTTCTGCTAACTATGTACAGGTAATTGATTTAAATATAGAACCTATTGTTAGTGATGAAGTAAGTAGAGACTTAATACGTCCATATATGGGTAACTATGAAGTAATACCTGCTAATACAAGAGTAAATGTAACCTTTGATGTAGAAATGTCAGGTAGTGGTAGTGCAGGTACAGCACCTAAGTATGGAGCAATATTAAAAGCGTGTGCATTGTCAGAAACAGTTGTCAGTTCTACATCAGTAACTTACGCACCAGTAACAACACCATCTAGTAGTGTTACCTTATTTGTTAATTATGATGGTGTAAGGCATAAAGTTACAGGTGCTAGAGGTACGTTCAGTATGAGTTGTGAAGTTAATCAAATTCCACGTATTTCTTTTTCTTTAACAGGTATATTTAATGCACCTACTGATACTGCTTTACCAACTGTAACAGTAAGTAATCAGGCATCACCCCTAATATTTAAAAATGGCAGTACATCTAACTTTGCTATTTTTGGTTTTGCTGCAGCATTACAATCCTGGTCATTAGATTTTAATAATGAAGTTATCTATAGAGAATTAGTAGGTGGTACAAAAGAAGTACTAATTACAGATCGTAGACCTGCTGGAACTGTTGTAGTAGAAGCTGTAGCATTATCAGGTCATAACTTCTTTACAGATTATACTGGCACATCAACTGGTACAAACACATGGCTACATGGAACTGTTGCAGGTAATAAGGTTACTGTATCTTGTCCACAGACAGATTTAGGGCAGCCTACTTATGAGGAATCAGATGGTGTTACAATGTTAAGCCTTCCATTCTATGCAACACCTACTGCATCAGCTAATAATGAATTTAGCCTTGTGTATACATAAAAAAGGGTATACCCTAGTAAATAGTTACTAGATTTTTATGCCTTTTGTTTTAGATCAGAGTCCTTCTTATAAATGGAAAGTAGAAGTAAACGTAAATAAAGATGGAACTGTACATACAGAAGTATTTACTGCTTTATTTAAAAATATTACTCAGTCAAGATTCAAGGAAATGATAAAAATGGTAGAAGATAAACAGATAGATGATATAGATGTAACAAAAGAAATATTAGTAGGTTGGGAAGATATGGAAGCTGCAAATGGTACACAAGTAGATTTTAATAAATCTAACCTTAATAAATTATGTGAAGTAAGAGGTTTTGCTACTGCTGTAGGTTTTGCATTTATGGAATCAAATCAGCAGATTTTTGAAAAAAACTAATAGGGGCAGGTGAGTATTGGGCTGTTGGCTCTACTGTCATTGATAAAACAGCAGAAGATGATGCAGTATTAGGAATAAAAGTAGAAAAGAAAGAAATAGATAATAATTATTATGTATATTTACAAAATTGGGAAACTGTACAAATGTTCTTGCGGTGTCAAACTCAATGGCGTGTAGGAATGAGTGGAATTATTGGATTAGACTATACATCTGTAATAAAAATGATTAAACTGTATTTAGTAGAAGATACTGTTGCTATGCTAGAAAATCTACAAATTATAGAAGCTGCAGCATTACAGGCATTAAATAAAGATAAATAATATGGCAAAGTTTGATTTAGTAGTAGCAGCAAAAACTGTAGGGGCAGGTTCTATAAAACGTCTTGGCAATTCTATGCAAGGCGTATCAGGAAGGGTTAAGAATTTAAGGTTAGCAATGGGTGGTTTAAATAAAACCTTTGCTACTTTTGGTTTATTAATATCTGGTGGTGCTTTTGTAGGTCTTGTAAAAGGTGCAATAGATAGTGCAGATAGTTTTGGCAAGATGGCAGATCAAACTGGTATAGCTGCAAATACACTACAGGCATATGTAAACGCTGGTAAATTAGCAGGTGTTAGCCAGGAAACTATAGATAAAGGGTTAAGAAGGCTTGCTCAATCTATGAGGGAAGCAGATCAGGGTGTAGCTACTTATAAAGATAGTTTTGATTCATTAGGAATATCTGTCAGAAGTACAGATGGCACATTTAAAACAAGTGAACAGGTATTAGGAGAAGTGGCAGATAAGTTTGCAACTATGGAAAATGGTGCAACAAAAGCAGCTATATCTATGGAAATATTTGGTAGGTCAGGGGCTAGTTTAATAAATTTACTTAATGGTGGTGCAGCGTCACTATCTGAATTTAACTATGAAGTATCAGAAAACTTTGCACAAAATGCAGAATTTTTTAATGACCAGATAGCAGTTTTGGCTATTCAGTTTGATGGATTTAGAAAACAACTTGCAGATGCATTATTACCTGCATTAAATACTATTGTTGGTGTATTTAGTGAATTGTTTAGTGCAGAAAATGATTTTAGTTCATTTTTTAAGGCTATAGAAGTTGGTATTAGAGGTATATCTATTGGAATATTTGCAACTGTAAAATTAGTAGATGAAATGATAAAAGTTATACAGCAACTAGCACAAAGGGTACAAAGTACTTTAAATAATATAAAAATACCTAAATTTTTACAAAGATTTATGGGCGGTGCTGGAAATATTGCAAAAGATTTAGGTGGCAGATTTGTAACACAGCAGAAAAGCAATATGACATCTTTATTAGGTGGCGATTTTATGTCAGGTTTTTCACAAAGATTTGAAGAAAGTTTTAATAAAATACAAGAATTATTTAGTGGAGAAACAAACGCACCTGCAGAATATACAAACAAAATTACAGAAAGTGTAGATAATTTAGATAAAAGTATCACTAAAACTTTTGGTACTCAGATGCAAGAGAAACTAAAAACATTTAGAGACAGCATAAAAACAGTACAGGAATCTATGGCAGATGTAGTTGTTAAAGGCATCAAAGGAATGGAAGATGCACTTGTTAAGTTTGTAGAAACAGGAAAACTTAATTTTAGAGATTTAGCAAGGTCAATTATTTCTGATATGGCACGTATAGCAATACAACAGACAATAACAAAACCTTTAACAAATTTTATAGGTGGTTTATTTAATGCAAAAGGTAATGTATTTAACCAACAGGGATTGATCCAAGGCTATGCAAAAGGTGGTGTAGTTAACAAACCTACATTTTTTCAATATGGTGGTGCAGGTAATCTAGGGATTTTAGGTGAAAAAGGTAGTGAAGCTATACTTCCGTTATCTAGGGGAAGTAATGGTAAGTTAGGTGTTGAATCATCTGGTGGTGGCAGTACAATTATTAATGTATCTGTAGATGCTTCTGGTTCTAGTGTTGAAGGTAATACAGGTCAGGCTAATGAATTTGGTAACGTATTAGCAGCAGCAATACAAGCTGAATTGATTAACCAGAAACGTGCAGGTGGTTTATTATCTAACGCATAATTATGGCAACATTTCCTTCTATTGAACCTAGTTATGGATTACAAAAGCAAAGTAGTCCTACTATTACATCAGTAAAATTTGCAGATGGATTTGAACAAAGGCAATTAGTAGGCATTGCAGCACATCAAAATAAAAAGATATATAATCTTGCATGGAATAATATTACAGAAACAGATAGTGATACTATTGAATATTTTTTAAATGAACGTGCATTAGATCAGGCTTCATTTACATATACACCACCTAATGAACCATTAAGTAAAACAGGTACTTATAGTCAATCTGGAACCACAACAATAACAATAACAATTACTGATCATCAATTATTTGCTAATGATTCTATAACTGTAGACTTTACTTCTGGTAGTGCTTCTGATGGTACATTTACTGTTGTTGCCCTTACAAGTGCAAATATATTTACAGTAACAGCTAGTGGTAGTGCTACAACTTCTGGAAACTGTACAGTAACAAGATCAGGTGCAAAACAGTTTATATGTAAGAAATGGACAAAAAATATAAGAGTACCTAACAGGGCAACAATTACAGCTACATTTGAGGAGGTGTTTGAACCATAAATGGCTATACCTACAGAAGAGCTACAAAAGGCTAACCCTAGTGCAAAGATAGAACTTTTTGAGATACATTTAGTAGCTGCTTTGCATGGTAGTAGTGATGTGTCTAGGTTTCATAATGGCATTAATATGAACACTACATATAACGTTATTTTTCAAGGTAATACATATACACGTATACCAATAGAAGCAAATGGTTTTGAATATGCAGCAACTAGAACTACTAGAGCTAGACCAACAGTAAGAATTAGTAATATCCTGTCAACTGTTACTGCATTAATGACACAAGCAAATCTTACAACACCTAAGAATGATTTAAATGGTGCAAAATTTAAAAGGTTAACTACATTATTACGTTATATAGATAATGCAAACTTTGAATCTGGTACTAATCCATTTGGTACACCTGCTAATAATACATACGAAAACCAAACATTTTTTATTGATAGAAAAACTGTAGAATCTAAGGATTTTGTAGAATTTGAATGTGCTTCTGCATTAGACTTACAAAATAGATCAGCACCTAAAAGAATTATTACTAGAAAAGATTTCCCATCTGTAGGTACATTTGCATGAACACATGGCAACAACAAGCACTTAACCATGCTAAGGCTACATATCCTAATGAGTCTTGTGGTTTAGTATTGTTAATAGATCAAATAGAAACTTATTATGCCTGTCGTAATATTGCAATAGAAGGTGCAAATAGTTTTACTATAGATCCAGAAGATTGGGCAAAGGCAGAAGAAATGGGTACTGTATTACATATATGCCATTCTCACCCCAATAGTGATTTAACTGCATCAGAAGAAGATATAAAAAATTGTAATTTTCTTGGGTTATCCTGGTTTATTTTTGATCCAAAAAATGATGAATCTATAGAACTAAAACCAGAAATACATAAACCTATGCTTACAAAAGATAAATTTATAGATAGAGATAGAACAGAAGATGAAAAAGGACTAAGAAAGATAAAAGTATATGGAAGATTAGCAGAATTAGTAGGTTGGCATGTTACTTATGCAGATGTAAAAAATATGAAAGATGTTTATAAATATTTAGTATGTAATTATCCAGAAATAGAACCGCATTTAAAACAAAATATGTACAGAATTACTATAAATAATGATGTTGTAAAAACAAAAGATGATTTATTAGTACATAGTGAAGGTGAAATAAGAATGATACCTATTGTATCTGGTGCATGGTTTTGGATTGCTGCAGCATTTATAGGTGGTGGTGCTGCTGCTGCTGCATCTTCTATAGCGATCGTTGCAACTTTAGGTAGTGTTTTATTAACAACAGGTATATCAATGGCTGTAAGTGGTGTTACTAATATGCTATTTCCACAACAGCAACCTACAGTAGGTGATGTACCACAGGGTTTAAGTGAGACAGATGCAAGGGTTAACTATTCATTTAGTGGAATCCAAAACGTCAGCAGAAGTGGTGTTTGCATACCTTTAATTTTTGGAGAGGTGTTTACTGGCTCTATTGTGGTCAGTTCTGGTACTGATACTGCACCTGTATATTTTGGAGGTTAATTAAAAATGCCATTACCTAGAAGTGTAAGAGATTTTAAGTGGCGAGGTATTGATTATTCTGGTGGTTATCGAGGTGGTGAAGGTTTAAAGTATTACGACTCTGAAATGAAAGATGGCGAGATTGGGTCACGTCAATTTGTTACTACGATAGACGTTATAGCAGAAGGTCAGATTGCAGGTTTTCCATCAGCTATAGATGCAGGTCATACATTAGGAACTGATGAATATAATGTAACAGCACTTAAAGATGTATTTCTTAATAATGTACAAGTACTTCAACAATCTGCATCTGATACAGCACCTAATGATAATGATTTTAATTTTGGTACTGTATCAACTAGACCTGCATTTATACCAAAATTAGGAACAGCAGATCAAACAAAAATAAGAGGTGTAACTGAAACAGAAAGAGACAGACCAATAGGAGTTACAGTAACTACAACAAATCCACAAGTAGTTTCAATTACAGATACAAATACTGAGGGTATAAGGGTTACTATTGGATTTCCACGTTTACAAAAAATAGAAGATGATGGAAATATATCAGGTACGACTGTTGAATATACAATAGAGGTTAAAAACCAGGCAGGTACATTATTAAAAAAAATTAACCCAGAAACTCTTTTAACAGGACTTGATAGGAATATACATAGTTCAGGTGGTCGTCTTACTGGAAAAAGTACATCACCATATTTTAAAGACCATATTATTACTTTTCATGGTTCAAGTCTTAATGACAATATACCATCTTCAGAATTTCCACTAACAGTTACAGTTACTAGAGTTACAGCAGATAGTACAGATGTTAAATTAACCAATGCTTTTGAACTAACATCTATAACGGAATTAGACTTTGAAACCCCTACTTACCCTAATACTGCTGTTGCTGCCTTACGTTTTGATGCTGAAATCTTCAGATCAGTCCCACAGCGTATGTACCGCATCAGGGGACGGCTTATTAAAATACCGCACAATGCAACTGTTAGATCAGATGGTTCTTTGTCATTTAGTGGCTCATTTAATGGCACATTGAAAACTGCTAAAGAATGGTGTAATGACCCTGCATGGATTTTATATGACATTATTTCAGAGAGTAGGGCTGGTTTTGGTGATTTTATAACTGAAGATGAAATTGATAAATATGCTTTTTACAATGCATCTGTTTATAATTCAGAACTAATAGATAATGGTCAGGGTGGTACTTCCCCTAGATTTAGTTGCAATATTGTTATACAGGCTAGTACTCAGGCATATACTTTACTAGATAAAATTGCATCTATAATGAGGGCTAGTCTTTTTTTAGAAGATGGTAAAATTACGCTTACTCAAGATAGACCAACTAACAGCAGCTATTTCTTCTCATATGCCAATGTTACAGAAGATGGTTTTATCTATAACAATGCAAGTAAAGCTACAAGAGATACAGTAATAAATGTAAAATATTTTCAAAATGAAACTAGAACATATGAATATGAAACAGTAGAAGATACTACCGCAAATCAATCTAAATTTGGTGTTGTTGTAAAAAATATAGAAGCAATAGGCTGTAGTGATCAGGCACAGGCTAGAAGAATGGGGTTATGGCATTTGTACACACAAAACAATGAAACAGAAACAATTGCATTTACAACAACAGCAGATGCAGGTTCATTAATAAGACCAGGTAATATAATTACAGTACAAGATCCTGTACGTAGTGGTTTAAGAAGATCAGGCAGAATATCAGCAGCTACAACAACACAAATAACAGTAGATAATATAAAAGATTTACCAACAACACCATCTACAGGTGATCAATTATCAGTAATTCTTACAGATGGTACACTTGAGACTAAAACAATATCTACAATATCTGGTTCTGTTATTACAGTATCTAGTGCCTACACTTCTGCACCACAGGTGAATAGTGTTTGGTTGTTTGTGAGGGCTACTACTGAAACTGAAGATTTTAGAGTGTTATCAGTCAAAGAAGATAATAATACATTTACCATATCTGCAATGTTTCATAATTCTGCTAAATATGCTTTTGTAGAAGATGGTGCAACTATTACAACACCTGTTATTACAAATTTAGTTGAATTAAAAGATGCACCTAGTAATATTGCAGGTGATGAAAGAATTATTGTATTAGGTGATAGGGCAGTAAGTAAATTAATTGTTTCATGGCAACCAGTAGCAGGGGTATCACAATATTCTGTTAAACATAAATTTAATAATGGTAGTTTTCAAACAACTATTGTACAAAGTCCTATATTTGAAATATTTGATACTGAATTAGGTACTTATGAATTTGAAGTATATAGTTATAATGCATTTTTTGAACCTAGTGTAGAACCTACTACGTTAAGTTTTGATGCTGTTGGTAAAACTGCTGTACCTGCTGATGTAACAGGTTTACTTGTAGAACCAGTATCAGATCAGTTATTAAGATTACGTTTTAACCAATCAACAGATGTAGATGTACTGCATGGTGGAAACGTAGTAGTAAGACATTCTAACCTTACAAATGGTACTGGTACTTTTACTAATTCTGTTGACATAATTCCTAGATTGCCTGGATCAGTCAGCGAAACACTTGTACCTGCTATTGATGGTGAGTATATTTTAAAATTTAGAGATGATGGCGGTAGGTTAAGTAGTGGTGAAGCATCTGTAGTTGTTACAAACCCTGACCCATTTCCAAAACTTGTTACATTTACAGATAGAGAAGATACAGACTCCCCTCCTTTTGGCGGTGCAAAGGTAGATTGTTTTTATAGTGATGATGTAAATGGTCTTGTATTAGGCTCATTAGAAACATTAGATACTGTTACAGATTTTGATGCTATTGCTGATTTTGATTTCTTAGGTGCTGTTGATATTACAGGTGGTACTTATGATTTTGCAAATATATTAGATTTAGGTTCTACACACCCACTAAGATTAACTAGACATTTTGTTACACAAGGTTTTTACCCTAATGATTTAATTGATAAAAGATCAGCAAATATTGATACATGGACTGATTTTGATGCTGCAACTGCATTTGATGTAAACGCTAAATTATTAGTTGCTACAACTACTTCTGCACCTTCTAATGGTTCAAGTTATCAGGATAGTGATTTTACAGGTAAAACATTTAATACATTTGCTAATGGTACGCATATAGGTAGGGGTTTTAAATTTAGGTGTGAAATGGATTCAGATGACCCTGCACAAAGTATAGAAATAGATCAATTAGGTTATACAGCAGAATTAGATAGAAGAACAGAACAAAAATCTAACCTTAGTTCTGGTACATCATCATCAAATGATTTAGGTGGTACTGATAGATTTGAAATTACAAGTATATCTGGAACTGGTTTTACAATAAAATTTAGTAATGCAGGTAATGCTGTCCAGGATAAAACATTTAGTTATACTGCTGTTGGTTTTGGGCGTGGTAGTTAATTTTAAAGTAAGATATAATTAAATAAAAGTTGGATTAAGTAATGGCTCAACATGATTATGTGATAGATAACTCTACAGGAGCTAACGTCAGGGCTGATATAAATAATGTATTACTAGCAATATCATCAAATAATTCTGGTTCTTCTGCACCATCTACAAACTACGCTAGTCAATTTTTTGCTAATACCAATACAAGTTTTATGCAGTTAAGGAATACTGCTAATAATGCTCATATAAATTTATTTAGTCTTGCAGGTTCACCAGCTTTTCCTGTTGATGGAACAATTAATAGTATAAATATAGGTAAAGGTGCAAACTCAGTTGCAGGTAACACTGTTCTTGGAGAAGGTGCTTTAGATGCTTCTGTTTCTGGTGGTAGTAATACAGCTGTTGGTTTTCAATCACTTACCACTTTAACTTCAGGTTCTAGTAATACTGCTGTAGGAAGAAGATCTTTATATTTACTTACAACAGGAGGAAGTAATACAGCATTAGGTCAAGGTTCTTTAGAAAGTACTTCTACTGGCTCTTCTAATACAGGTATAGGTAATGCTGCTTTAGGCACTAATACTACAGCTTCTAATAACACTGCTATTGGTAATACAGCCTTAACAGCCAATACTTCTGGTTCATCAAATGTTGCAGTAGGTGCTGAATCTATGGATTCAAACACTACTGGTGGTCAAAATGTTGCGATAGGTTATCAGTCTCTTCAGTCAAACACAACTGCTGATC